TCGTTGCGACCAAAGGATACGGATATCTCGTTTTTGATTATATCCCCTAGCCCATTGTTACGAAGCCAGTTAAACGCCGCCTCTTTATTTGCTTCCGTTATGGTAGCTCGATACGACGTAGAAACTTTAAGATGTGACCCATCTTGAAGTTTTAATTCTGCTAAACCCATCTCAGACATCATCGTTGGTATGACTTCACCTGAGATACGTTGGTATTCTTTTTTTAAATTTTTTAAATTATCTTCACTCATTTCTATTCGTGAAAGTAATCCTTCTAGTCTTTCAACTTGATCTGCAAGAGACTGAATGTTCTCAGTTTTGCTCATTGCATCTTGTTGGTCTTGTTCAAAATTTATCGACATTCGACCTCCAAATCTATTTGCATCTTTGGACATTCTTCGAAAAGGTCTCTTAAATTATCTTCATTATATCTTTCATGAAAATCTATTACTCCTCCATCAATAACTATACCTGGAGGTACATTAGTTAATGATTTAAGACGATACATTCCGATCTCTTGTGTTTCTATTAGTTTTATTTTTCTACTCATCGATTTCTCCTTTCTCATATAAATTAATTTCGATAGGATAATATTTTCTTTCTTGTTTATCCCACTTGAGTAAATTGTATTTGCCACCTGTAATATCAGATACAATAGAACATGCAACTCCTATGATGGCCGGGTCACCTGTAAGTAATAAATAATCTTTTTTTGTAAAATTTTTTAAACCTTGTCTTAATTTATAAATAAGTGGACCAGGTGAAAAAATTATTTGAGAAAATTCCGGTAATAAAAAATGAAATTTACCAGACGAAGAATAAACAGATGCACCCATAATATTTATTTTAGGGTTACCTGCTTGTGTTCCCGCTATTTCCTGTATTACAAAAACTCTACTTTCTGACATTGACAAACAATATAAATATCTTTATATATAAGTCAAGAAAGAAAAACATGAATTATAAATTTAGGATGAAACCATACAAGCATCAATTGACTGCTTTGGAAAAGTCATGGAATAAAGAAACTTACGCGTATTTTATGGAAATGGGTACAGGTAAAACAAAAGTATTAATAGATAATATGTCCATGCTTTACGATAAAGGAAAGATAGATGGCGCCTTAATTATTGCACCAAAAGGCGTAGTAGGCACTTGGTATAACCAAGAACTACCAACTCATTTACCAAACCACATAGAGAATGTGACTGTATTGTGGCAATCTAATATTACAAAAAAACAAGAGGAAAAATTAGAAAGTTTATTTGAAATAGAAACAGCACTACATATTTTAATTATGAATGTTGAGGCTTTGTCTACAGATAAAGGAGTTAAATTTGCATCTAAATTTTTAAATTCACACAAAGTTTTGATGGCTATTGATGAGTCTACAACAATCAAAACACCCACAGCTAAAAGAACAAAAAATATTGTTGGTTTAGGTAAGATTGCAAAGTACAGACGTATTATGACTGGTTCTCCAGTTACAAAAAATCCATTAGATTTATACACACAATGTGAGTTTTTAGATACGTGGTTATTAAATTTTACATCTTATTATGCGTTTAGAAATAGATACGCAGAAATGAAAACACTACACATGCACGGTAGACAAATACAAGTAGTCAATGGTTTTAAAAATCTTGCAGAATTATCTGATAAATTAAAACCTTTTTCTTATCGTGTTTTAAAAGAAGATTGTTTAGATTTACCAGATAAAATTTATATGAAACGTCAAATTAAGTTAACTAAAGAACAACAAAAAGTTTATGATCAAATGAAAAAAGAAGCTTTGGCTTTCTTTAATGGTAAAAGAGTAACAACAGTCAGTGCTTTAACTCAGTTAATGAGATTACATCAAATAACTTGTGGTCATTTTACTTCTGATGATGGCGCTACTCAGGTTATTAAAAATAATAGAATAAATGAATTGATGGATGTGTTAGATGAAATAGAGGGCAAAGCTATTATCTGGGCCCACTATCAACACGATATTGCTAGTATAATAAAAGAAGTAGAAAAGGTCCATGGTCCGGGTTCCATTGTTGATTATTATGGGTTAACGCCACAAGAACAAAGACAACCTAACATAAAAAAATTTCAGTCCGACCCTGAGTGTCGATTTATGGTTGGAACGCCTTCTACGGGCGGCTATGGCATTACTTTGACGGCCGCAAACACCGTAATCTACTATTCTAACGGATATGATCTAGAAAAAAGATTACAATCAGAAGATAGAGCGCACAGAATTGGACAAAAAAAATCTGTAACTTACGTAGATCTAATCTGTGAAGAGACAGTAGATGAGAAAATCGTAAAAGCTCTCCGTAAAAAAATAAACATAGCATCAGAAGTTTTAGGAGAAGAATTAAAGTCATGGATTTAATAGGATATACACGTGAACGCGCGTAGAATTTTATACTAAATCTTTAGCGCTTCCTATAATTGGTTTATATTTTGTCTTACCCTCTGATTTATACGCATGTAAATAAGAAGCTCTTGGTTGGTCTGGTATCCAGCTGCAATGTATCCATCCGCTATTCGGTTCACCTGGAGTGTAGAACTCAAGGATGAGCTGGTCATACGGAAGATTCTTGTGAATCCAATCAGCTAATTCAGCGTTGTCCACACCAATACATTCGAAGTCTGCGGCCTCAGCTTTGGCATGCTGTGAATTTGCAGAGCTACCAATAGCTGTACATAATTCTACACTACGAAATCCGCTGGTTATTTTTACTCTGCCAAAATGGTCCCGTACGGGTTGTAAAATATTTTCACAAAGATCTTTTAATTTTTCTATTTGTTCTGCGTTAGGGTTATTGTTGATACCCCTACGTATGGCAGTGTCTGATTTAATTAATTCTGAAAGTGTAAAATTTCGTGAAAGATTCATGCTATATCCGTTAGTAAAACTATTAATACGGCTCCCATGCCGCCAACAATCCAATACTCTAATCTTTTAATTCGATCTTGCATTTCTTTTATTTGTTCAAACGTTTGCTTTTGCATTATCCTGCAAAGCTTTTCGTGTGATTCTATTTTTTGTAGTGCCGATTTTCTAGCCATTATGTTCTACTCGCTATTACCTTTTCTGTTGGTGATAATAATGCTTCTTCATTACGTGTCAAGTTAGTTTGTGGATTTTTTACGTTAGCACTAGCCATTAATTTAGGCATTGGTGTACTACCTAGTGGTGGTGCTTGTGGTTTTGATGCAAAAGGGCTACCTGGGATTGTTATACTTTTTAATATGCTAGGAATTTTTTGTAATTGTCTTTCAATAAATCCTGGTTCTTTAACTGGATTACCATCAGAGTCATACACTAATCTACCTTCACTATTTGTTTTGTATTTTGTTTTATCAGGATAATAACCACCTTCGAACTCTTTTGTTTCTTCATTAAATGTTTCTTCAAAAAATTTCTTACCACTGTATTGAGATATAACTTTGTCTAATTGTCTTTGTGGAAATAAGAAACTTCTGTTAGCAGAATAAAAGAATTGATCTGATTCTTCTGACAAGTTTTTCATTTGATCTTTTACCAACTGAACTTTGTTTTCAAACCTAGCTTTAGAATAATTTACTGGTGTAAATCTACCAGCTAATAAATTATTAATTGTTCTTCTTGGTGTTCCTTGTTTTCTCATTATCTCATATATTTGAGATTTAGATAAATCTAACAATTCTAAATCTTTAATTCTGATAAACATATCTTTTTGAATTCTAAATGCTTCGTCTTGCATGTTTTCAAAAGTTTTAACTAAATCTGATGGTGGTTTGTCAGCAAAGTTTTCAACACTATAAAAATTTTCTGTTTCATCAACTTGTCTAAGTAGTCTGTTCATAGTAGATGTAAAATATCTAAGATCTTTTTTAACATCGATTCTAATAATTCTAGTACCGGCAAACAACGCAATCAATTCATCTAATAAATTAACTGGTTTACCACCTTTAGATAAATCTTTTGATAGAGCACTCCCAACTTTTTCTAAACTTTTTGTAACACCAGGTTGAATACCATCAAGAACATATGCAAATGATTTAGTAAACTTATCTCCTAAATCATCAGCTTGTGTATATACAGAACCTCCTTGATCTTTTTTACCGTTTCTAATTGTAACGTCTATAAATCTGTCAAACCCAATTGGCTCAGAAAAGTACGGTTCTAAAAATTTTCTGACAGGTCCGTTTTCACCAAACATTAAATTCATAACATATTGATCGGTGTCTTGTGGGTTTAAATTTTGAGATTGCGCTTGTGCAATAGCAGCCTCTAACGGTTCGTATAAACTATCGTATGGACTAAAATATGAAAAGTTAATTGCAGCGCTTTCACCATTTTTCCAACCTTCTATGGCTACAAGATTAGATGTTGCATCCCACGATGCGGCTGAAGATCTTTTATATGCATCCCACTGCGACTCTGTGCTGTTAGTTAAGAATTGTGATATTTCATTAATACCTTTACCTATTGCAAAACTTGTTAAAGCAGCGCCTGTTAATCTTCTAATACCCATTTGTCTTATAGCAGCGTTAGGATGAGCTGCTTCTTTCAAACCAGTTGCGATAATATTTGTTCCTGTTCTAAGTATTTCTGCAGGAAACGATATAAAGTTTCCAACCAATGCAATCTTTCTTAAGTTTTGTATAAATGGTGGGACTTTACTATAAGTTGGATATGTATTTCTTAATAAGAAAGCTGATGCTTCATCTATTGCATCGGCGTAAGTTTTCTTTTGACCTGTAATTGTGTTAATTTTATCAAAAGGTTTACCCATGTACCTAAACCATTCAGCCACTTCATCGACATTTTTAAGTGCCATTGATAGCTGTGACTTACCATACTCCCAACCATATTGTTTCCAAAGGTTATCACCTCCGGCGTAAGTTCTTGCAACTTTATCTGTAGGTGCAGACTTCATAAGTCTATCAAATAATTTATCTGTTGTGTTAATTATCCCACCTCTTAAATCTTCAAGAACAGATTTCATTTCAGCAGCCACAACGTTTTCATCCCACACTCCAAGTCTTACTAATTTTTCTACATAATTATTAAATTCAACTTCATCGATGTTTCCTTTTTGACCTGCTTTGAATATATCTCTTGCAACAATTCTCATTGCATCCGTAACACTAGCTTTGTTACCAATGTGACCATTCATTAAAGAAAAGAAAGAAGCTGACGTTACATTTCTAACCTGTGTTTGTGGTGAGTATAAAGTTTTACCAATCTGCACACCAACTTTTGCTTGCAGCGCATGTCTGTATATCGCCATCTGCACTAACTTATCTAAATCATTTCCAACACCTTGAAACATTTGCACATATTCAGGTGACGCATATTTACCTAGTAATTGAGATTTCATTATACCTAGTCTTGGAACCGTTGTTATTTTCTGTGCACCAATAAAACCAGCGTTAACAGCGTCTTCTAAAGTATTAAACAACCAACCATTTTTTAATCCAGACTGAGCAATATAATCTGCAGCTTTTTTATTTGCCATAGATGCAATCGCTTCAGATGTTGTGTAAGAAACAGATGCTTTTAAATTTCTTTCAGGTCCTAATAAATTTTTTATTTGATCGGGTAATTCTTCACCTGTTTTTAAAAACCTATATTTATCGTTTAATAATATTCTAGTTCCTATTTCTTTTAATTGTTTAAGTGGTGATTTACCTTCAGCTTTACCAGTACGAAGTATATCTTGTATGTGCATTTTAGCAGATTCTCTATAAGCTTGCTCTGGTTTCATTTTTGGAAAAGATAGTCTTGCAGATTCTTTTAAGCTCGTGTTCTTTTTAATTACTTTGTCTACAATATAAGTTATACCTTTATCTACCGCGTCTTTCGGTGGTACGTATTCAGGATTTCTAAATGTTTCAAATGATCTAACTAAATATTTTTTTACATCTTTTATTTCTATGTTTGCAAGATCTTTAGCCAACTCATCTGCTTCCTTACCTTTTGGTAAAACTTTTTTAAACTCTGTCATTATTTTTTGAATATCATTAACTAAATCTTTTGCACCTGGCTGTAATTCTTTTGGTAAATCTGTTAATTTTATTTGACCTTTTGCATATTCATCTAGTTGATCTAAAAAATATTTTTGCATTGGTCTAGATGTAGTAGCTTTGTTGTAATCATTTTGAAATGTCTTAGCTAAATTGTATGCAGTTTTTTCTAGACCCTCGTATGTTCTATCAATTTTTCTAGCTCTAGATTTGATGTATAGTTGTACCTGTTCAGATACACCTTCAATATCTTTTGGCTGTTTACCATAAGATCTAAAAAAAGATAAAAAGTTATCTAATTTTTTTATAGACTTATTAACTGGATTTGGATCTGTAACTGATTTTAATCTCCATTGTTCAAACGGTGGTAATTGTGTTACTACTTTTCTTGACATACCTGACACAAGTAGTGGTGCCATAAGTTTACTGACTGTAAATTTAGTTGCGTTTTGTATTCCTTTTGATGCATTAGCAGTAATTGGTTTTGCAATTTTACTACCTAATATTAATTCTGCAGGTCTAAATACTGTCTTGTCAATTGTTTTTGCACCAAGACTAGCACTTGTTTTTACAAAAGGAGCTAACCCGTATTTATATCCAAGTTGTGTAAACTTACCTACAATAGGAAAACCACCACCAACTAATGTTCCCTCAGCTCCGTATTTAATTCTATTTCTAAATTCTGCTCCAGCTTTTTTTCTACCAGTCAATCCTTCTGTAGATTCTGGTTCAAAAAATAAAGATTCTCTTCCAGGTTCTGATGCTATAAAATCTGTAACACCTACAATGGTTGCACCTTCAGTGGCTCTTGTTGCAACTTTACTTGTTTTTCTAAGAAACCCACTTTTAATATTGTTAGATGCTTTATACATTTTTGCAACTAAAGGTATTCTTCCAACAACTTTAGTTATTAAACCACCTGGAATACCAAACTGCGTTAGTAGAGAAGTCACCTCTCCTCTCCATGTTTCAGGACGATTTAATAAAGTGCCTTCTTTTTCCATAATTTTTTCAAACCTAGACAGAAAGTCTGTGTTTGCTACCAAGTCTGTTCCAGCAAACAACAAACTACCAATACTATGTTGAAGGTCATAAATCCCTGAGTCTATACCTCTGGCTATTTCATCAAGGCCTGAAATGTAATCTCTTTCTTGATCTGGTATTTGTTTAATAAGTTCTTTAGGATCTTTCTTCATCCCTATCGCATCACCTAATCTTTTTGTAGGATTAATTGTGTAATATAAATTCATGATGTTTTTAGGATCAGGAAGAGATAACCACTTAACAGGTTTTTTAGGTTCTGTTTTTTCTGTTAGTGTTTCTTGAATTTTAAATTTAACTTCGTCAAGATCAATGGGTTTTTGATCTTTTATATCTATCTCAACGGCTTCATCTTTGGTAGTGTCCTTGAGAAATCGTTCGTAGGCGGTTTCAGCCATGTTACGCCTCCGCTGGTAATACTAAGTTAACGTTATATTTTTTGTTAAATTGGTCTACGTCTTGTTGTGTTGATATTGATGCAAAGTCCTCTAGTGCTTCTGCACTGTTAGCCATCAGTTGTACAATATCGTCTGTAATTTCTTTTGGTAGTCTAGCTCTTAGTTGATCGTAGCTTATTGGGTTAGCCATTGACGGCATTTTAGGTCCGGGAGCCATGGTCTCTGTAACTTGTTCTTCCATTACCATTTCACCATTAGCGTAGCCCGCTCTACCACCACCTGAAAACTGTCCAAGTATTTTTTTAATTTGTTCAATAGCGTCAATAAATAGTTGAGGATCGTTTTCACTTTCGTATTTTTCAGTCCCTTGTCTTTTATCGTCTCTAAATAATTCTTCAGTAATACTAGAAAACAAATTTTGACCTTGACTCGATTTGATAAATATATCTATCGCACCTTCTGTTATAGGATTAGATTTAGTAAAGTTATTTTTTTGTGTTTTTAAAACTTCTAATTGTATAATTTCTTCTTGCGTAGCTGTTCCTGCTTTTACTTTGTCTTCTAATTTATAAATTTCTGGTATGATTGATTCTAGTTGTTTAGCTATTTCTAAATCTCTATATGTTTTACCGCCAGTTTCAGATCCAAGAATATCAGATTGTGCACCAATTAATGTTTTAAACATATTGGCTTCTGCATTGTATCTGTTGATAGCTCTGTCTTGTATAGATTTATCGTAAAGTCCTCTGCTTTCTCTAAATCTTTTAAACGGATCTTTGGCTGATAGTGCAGCTGTTTGAAATATGTTACCTGCTGCAGGTCTTGATATTAAATCTAAACCAAAATCTATTTTAAAATCATCTAATGATGTATCTCTTGGCATTGGTGGTGCTTTGTACGCCATCTGTGATGCAAGATCTTTTAATTGTTGCATGTTCATATTTCTAATATCTACTTTAGATAAATCATTTGGGTTAACATCACCTGCTGTTGAATAACTTTGTCTAGGTGCAAGGCCTGAAGTAATACCCTCACCGGCACTGCCACCTTTTCTAAACATTGGTCTACGCATTATTCTGTTCATATTAACCTATCATGTCAAACGCTCTATCTGACGTTCTTCTGTTTGGACTAAAAATACCACTCAATACACTAGCTGTTCCAAGAGCCGTTTGTAGTGGCGTTGGATTCGGTGTTACTGTTGATTGGAATCCAAATGGTGCGTTACCTGAGAATAGACTTGCAACTCCAGATCCGTATGTTGATAACCTTTCATAAGGTTCAAACGCCTGTAGTCTATTTGCTTCTCTTACTGCATCAAGTTCTGCTTGTGTTTGTGCTTGTTGTAGACCGCCCAATCGACCCAACTGGTTAATATCTGCTGTTTGTAAATCAGGGACTTGTGTTGCTAAAGCCATTTGATCACCAGATAATAATCTTTGTTGACCAAATGCTCGGTTAGCTAAATTTTGTGCTGTGTTAAATCCTTGTTGTCTTAATGTTGCAAGCAACGCGGCTCTATCTAAGTTAGATTGTGCGCCTTGTTCTGCAAGTTGCACACCAAATCTACCAGCATCTAGATTACCGACTGTGCCTCTTCCTGCTTCTTGCATAGTTCTTGTTCTATCTATCGCTGCTTGTTTATCAAAGTCTGCTAAAGTTGCATCGATAATATCTTGTTGATACGGAGACATAAATTGTTGATAGGCTGTTGGTCCCGTTAATCCAGCAGCATCAGTTTGAAATTGTTGTGCTTGTGTAATAAAAGGTTGATATGCACCTACACCTTGACTTGCTAAATTGTAAGCTTGCGTTTGCATTGCATCTTGTGCTGCTACTTGCGGTGCAAATCTAGATGTATCTAAAGGTATCGCAGTTAAACCTGCTAATTGTTTACCAAAGTCAACACCAAGGTCTGTTACGTATTGTTGTGGTAAATTTTGTACTTGTTCTATTGCCATTATACTACCTCGCTTAATCTTTCCGAGACTGCGAACATATCTCTAGCACCACCCATACCTTGTGATTCTCTAGACAGTTGTCCTCCGCCTTCTAAATGTTTCATTACGTTTTCCATGACTTTAGCTCCTTCGTCAATATCTCCACCACCTGCGTTTCTAACAGCATCTGCTGTAAATACAAACTCATTTACGCTTAATCTTGCAGGCACATCGTCCGCTTTTTCTTTAGCTCCGATCTCTACAAAACCACCAGTGTTTCTGTAATCTTTTTCTAAACCACCAAGGTCCATGATCCCACCTTCAGCTTTTTGATTCTGTGCAGATATTATAGAGTTTACGTAAGCAGCATCTTTTTCAGTCATAGTAGAAATAGTGTCTACGTCCATTCCTCTTTTGTGCATATCTAAAATCATTTGATTTGTTTTTTCTGTCATTTCATCTTCTGGAACTAATAATCCAGTTTTAAACCCTATTCTACCACCCATAGCTGCTGCTTGAGTATTTTCTGGCAACGCTTGTGCGTATTGAATAGCCATTTCTTCTGGTGTAAATTTTCTAGCTGCAACATCTGGTAAGAAATTTAAGTTAGCTGTTAATCCTTGTTTTTGATCTAATAAGTTTGCAGCTTTTTTAAGGTCTGCTAGTTGTAATGCTGTGTTGTCACTTGGCATACCTGTTTGTTGTTCTGGTTGGTTTTTAGTAAACAAACCTGCTGTAAGACCACCGACTATTGGTACAATGTTTCTACCTATACTACTTAAAATCGAACCACCAATTGTTTGCGATTCTGGATCATTAGGGTTAACTTGTTTTTCTAAAAATTCAGTAATACCTTTTCCTACTTTGCTGTCTGCTACGTAATCTTTAAAATCAACTAATTTGTCTAACACAGCTGTTCTTCCTGCACCACCAGTTAATAATTGATCACCACCGGCTACAATTGCGGCTGTAAGTAATGGATTATCTTTTATTTCATTTGGAATTAAATCATCAATAAGTTTATCTTTTGCTTTTTGAAGTAATGACCCAATACCATATTTACGTCTACCATCGACACCCATGATACCACCAAATGCTGCCATTTCTCTTTTGTCTGGTAGCACTGGTCCTATTGGTTTTGGTTGAAAAGGGTTAACTGGTTTTGTTGGGTCTTCTGGTAATGGTTGACCACCACCCATCAGACCTTCAAAAATAACCATTCTTCTAAATTCTTCTTTGCTCATCGGTGTAGCATCTGGTCTTTGTTCTAATAAATCGTAAATATATTGTTCGTACGCTTCATCAAGAACATCATCCACCATCATCATTCTCTCTTCTTTTGGTGATTTAGGACCTTCATTACCTCTATATTTGATAGATGGTGCGTTGGTCATTAATTCTTCTGAAATTGATATATCTGTTATTGCCATGGTTTTGTTAGTTTACTTTGTTTTTGCGAACAAATCAAGAGGTGGCATGATAACTGTTACGTCTCTTTGCACGTCCTCTTCAGGTATATTGGCTGCTTTTAAAGCCTCTTCAGTCTCATAAACTTCACCTGTTTTTTTGTTCTTAATTGTTGTTATTATCTTTTCTGGTGTTAACGTTGGTATGTCTGTCATTATGATGTTACCTCTTTCTTGATATTTAGATAGCTAATAGCTACATCAAACGAGTCTGAACTGCTTGATTGTATCGTAAAAGTCTTTCCACCTTCTACTATTAGCGGTTGGGTTAATAATTCTGTTGTTGTATTAGCAGTCAAAGCTGCAGATTTTATAGCTGTAATGCTATCATTTATAATTGTAACTGTAGGTGTTCCAGCCGATGTAACCAATATAGACTTAATTAAATAAGTTTCGCTGACTAATGGATTACCAGATCCAAATGGAGTCAACGCAGCTCCGCTAGTGCTATCATCTACGCCTACAAATTTGTACTGATTTACTGTTGCCATTAATCTAAAAAGAAACTTCTAGCTTCTATCTCCTGTTTTAACTCTTCTTGAAACGTTGTGTTTAATTTTTCTAATACGGCATCAAGATCTCGAATAAGTGATTGTGCTACATCTTCACTATATTCTGTGCTTGCTCTGGTTAATGTTTGTACTATTTTAGCCATTATCTTCCTAATATTCTTTGTAAAAAAGTAAATCTGACTTGATCTGCATCAGTAAAAACTCCTTTGTTAAATTTTTCCAATAATAATAAATACTCCTGATTAAGAGCATCCATGTTTTCTAAAGTGCCCAAACCACCTTCGCCGTTTCCGCCACCCGTAAAAATATCTTTATCTCTATCTCTAGTATTGTCTATAACATTAGTTTTTCTTTTTCCTAATGACGAAGTTTTATCTGTTAAATTACTTACAAAAGAATCAACAACATTTTTATCTGTTAAACCAAATGTTTCAGCTAATCCAGCTGCAAATTTTGCTGCGTTATATACTGTTTTTGCTTTTTGATACTTAGCTGCAAGACTAGGATTTATTAAAGTTAAACCAGCAGGAACAACAAAATCTCTAACAAAATTAAATTTTTTCTGTGTTGGTTGTGCAACAAGAGACATATCTAAAGGATTAAATTTTTTTGTAACTCTAGGATCAAAAGCGCTGATGCCTTTTTTATTTAATGCGTCTAATGTTAGCTCTCTCTTACGTTTAGCTTTATAGGTAGTTGGCACTTTTATTGGCCTATCAAATTTATCAACACCTAATGTAATGGTTGGTGTTGGCACATTTTTATATTGATTCATGATAGCTCTTTCTCTAGCGCTCATGTTTGCATCTCTATTTGCTTGAACGTTGGCTGTTTCTGTTCCTAAATCTCCAGTATCAACTGCATCATTTCCACTCTGATTGCCCGTGTCTGCACTAGGAGAACCAAAATCATCTTGAGATGCATCCATACCACCACCTCTAAATCCAACTCTTTTACCAATGGCATATAGTTGTCTTGCCTGTTGTAGGTTTGTAATAGCCATTATCGTCTTCCTCCAGCGTGTATATCTAATCTAAATGTTCCTAATTTCCAATTAGTATCTACAGCAGTATTTTTTATAGTTAAAGCTACAGCTCTTGCTCTGGCACGTGTATCTATTTTTTCAGTGCTAGATGTTATTGTAAAAGGACCTAACGATGAACTAGCTGCTGCATTATTAGGATAGTTTCTTAAATCTAATTGTATAACAGTGTTTCCTTGTTGAGCAATAAAATCAGGTATAATTCTACTTACTCGCATTATATTTTCACCATCTCCTCTAAGATCACCTAAATTAGTTGCAGCTCCCCTTACAACTTTTTGTGTAATATCAAAATCTCCTGAAGTAATGTCAGCTGGAATAGCTGTGGTTACTCCTAATCTTACTTGATTAACCCCAGTTTCATGTTCGTAATAATATGATACCCCTTCTGTATTACCTGTTACATCAAAAGATGTATCTGTGTCAGCGTCGTATTGAGTTGCATGAGGTAAGCCAAATACAGATGAGTCTTGCCATGTAGTTCTTATAAATAAACTACTTGCATTTACAAACCATATTGGTCTTTTTAAAGTAGAATCTAAATAACTGTATGTAACCGATTGTGTGTTTACGTTTGAATTTGATTCAGGGTAAAACCAAATGACTTCTCCAAACAAGTTATTAACTCCAGCGCAAATCATTTGATTTGAAGTTGTGTTTAAATTGTCATAAACATAGTCTTCGACCAAACAGTCCATAGATTCTAGTTTACCAGTATATTTAAAGAAACCGTTTTCTGACATCCAATACGCAGCACCATCAACTTCAACAGCTGCATTTTTACCAATTAACCCACAGTTAGTACCAACTTGTTCAAAAGCAAATGTAAGAGGAGTACCAACAAAACGCATTGTAAATAAAGCTGTGTCAGACCAAATGTATATTGCATTTCTACCAAGTCTAGCTCCCATGATCCGTGATCCAGCGGCCAGTCTTTGTGTACCAGCACTATTGGTTGCAGTAGGTGTGTAAGTGTTTATATCTTCCTGAGATGAAAACCTTATGAACATTTCATCTTGTGTTGTAGTATCACCAATTGTTGTTTCAGTTCCAAAGAATACCAAGTGACGATCGGGAGTTGATACTATCATATCTCTAGAAGCAGTGGGTGCTCCAGTTATAAGTGTCGCTCTAGTTGCTGTAGCGTTTGATAAAGACGAATCCCATTGAAAGCAAGCTCCATTACAAATTAATGCAATTAACTTATCACCTAAATTATCTAAAGACCATAGTCCAGGCTCTCTAACTTTATCCGTGGTCGATGCTGCTTGACCCCATGCTGAGTAAGCACTAAAATTAGTTACTGTTGCTCCATCACTGTGAGAAGCATTAGTTGTTCCCCTAACATTTCTGGTAATTCCAGTAAAACTCGTAGCTGTAAGTCCTGTGTAAGATATCTCTTCATTATCTACTTGTATAAAATTTGTTCCTGTGCTTGGAAATCCAGTTGTGCTGGCTACATTGATCGTGGTTCCTGATCCACCTGTTCCAGCAGAATCAGCATTTAATGCGCCATTTAAAGTTGTTGTTTGTGGGTTCGTTACTGTACCACCCCACTGTGATATACCATAACCAAAAACTCCAACCTGTTCAGCAGGTCCTACGTGATAGTATTGAAAATATGTTATGCCTCCAGATGTACTTGCTCCTGCTCCTCCCTCAGTAGCCCCAGCATTTATTTCTAATGTTGTGGTTGTAGGCACAGCAGTAACCATAAATTTTTTATCTGCAAAAGTAGAAGATGTAAAATTAGATCCTGTAATAGTGCTAAATGTAGATGCATCACCAAACAGTATTATATCACCTACTTGAAAATTGTGTGCAGAAGGGAAAGTTAAAGTAACAGTAGACTGTCCATTAGTTGTGCTAAAAAAATTTGTAGCAGCAGTTCCAGACGGATTAACTAAAGGGTGTATGTCATAATAAACTCCTCCAGAATACACGTATAAAATTCTATTTGTGCCAATAATAGCATACTTAATACCTTCTTTATTGACCATGTGATGTAAAGCTCTGGCCGCAGATGTAAGTTTACTATCTCCTAATTGATTCCAACCACCTATTTTTTCAGGTGTTCCATATCTAAAACGAACATTTTGACCCCCTGTCCATTGTGATTCTGCTCCAGTGGGTGTAACTTGTTTATTAAATCCGGGTAAAAAACCTAACTTTTGTAGCATAATAATTCCTTATATAGCTAAAATAGTGACTTTTCTACTTTTTTGTGGAGCCACGATGGTCCGTATATTCTACCATAATTATCTCTTTGTCCAGGATATAATTTAAAATTGTCATTAAATAATTTATTTACGGCACTTCCTACACCTATAATATAAGCAATTTCAGGACACGGAAAACAAACATAGTCGTGACCGCCCATGTATCCACCTATTTTAACTTTAGGATACCACGCTTTTATTTCTTTTGTTGCATATATTTCAGTATGTTCACTATCAAAAAATATAAAATCAATCGACTCATCCTCATATAAACTAGAAGACTCTACGCTATCTTTATAAATAGGATTAATAAATTTAAATGGTTCTATGTTTTTTTTAAATTGTTTAGGAACATCTTTGTTGTAAGCGTATTGTTCCGTTAGGTAAGGATAGTTATCAATAGTGTCTAAAGATATGTTTTTATTTTGATTTACAATTTCAGTGGCTAAATAACATGTAGACTTACCTCTCCAAACACCGACTTCAACAAATTTTGCATTATCATGAAGAGAAACCATTTCTTTATACAATTTTTGAAAATCAAACCAACCTTGTATGTCTTCATAAAAATGTTTCATTATTTAGTTTTAAATTCTGAAGGTAGTCCTAGGTGTGGTCTACTGTCAAATTTATTATCTAAACCTTGAGTGTCAACATTATTATAGTGTAAAAACACTTGACCACAATTGTCTCCAGTAAAAGGTTCTCTCCAGTGTTCTAATTCTATTCCTCTGTATATTAACATATCACCAGGTTTTAAATCTACTTCAACACCTGATTGTTTTACTTTACCAGATGGTTCTAAAAATATAGGCCAAGGATCTCCACCTAAATTTAAAGTTGTAGATATCTCACAAGACATTCTGTCTTTGTGTCTTTTAAGAACATCACCTTTTTTATAAAGTCTACAATAAGAGTAAGTTTCACACAAAGTTAATCCTGTTTCTTTTTGCATTAAAGGTTTAAGTTTTTCTAATAAAACTTCCATAATCGGGTTTGAATAAAATGAATAAGTTTCTAATACTTGTGGGTCATTCCAAACACCAAATTCTGTAGAATAAGGCGATATGTATTTAGTGTCAAAAAACGTCCTAGCGATCTTACGTTGTAATAAAAAACAATTATAAACATACTCAGCTAATTCTGTGCTGATTGCATTTTTAATTACGGTGTAGTTATTTTTTTTAAATGACATATTATATAAACGGTTTACCTAAACTCCATATTACTAAAGAGTATCTATTTCCTGAAGTCACTGGTTTGACTCTGTGCCAAATATGTGATGGAAACACTATTATAGTTCCTTTCTTTTTAGCCTCAGTGGCTTCAACAGTCAACGTTGGGTTATCTTTATTTCTAAATTGAAACTCTAATTCTCCTCCAACATATTCCGATTCATCAGTCAATTGACAAGTTACAGAAAGTTTTCTTATTTTTCCTCTATAGTATATATTTTTTTCTTCTTCTCCATAAGCCTCTTCCCAAGAATCAGAATGCCAGTCATAATACTGATTTAATTTATATTTGGTAAATTGACAGGCTTCACTAAAATCCCATTCAAAATTCCAACCAGCATTTTTATTTGCCGTATGAATATATGGATGTATTAATCTATAAATCCATCTATCATCTAACCAAACAACATTTGAATCTCTTTTCTTTTTTAAATTTTTAATTTCGTCGTCGTTTAATTTTTCTCCTTTGTTTGCTTTTTGAGAAAGTCCGCCGGTTAACGCTAATGAGTCTTCTTGTTGATTACCATACTTTATAAGATGATTACAATATCTTTCAGGTATAGCTTTATCAAAAACCCAATATTGATTTTTTAAATTCATATATCAATTCCTATGTATATTTTTTTTAAATTTAAATTAGGTTTTTTAAAAATAATTAAAGGGATGTACATATTTGTTAAGTGTGGGTAGTTACAATTATCGGGAATATCTATTTCGTATTTCATACATTCATACTTTATCCAAGGATTTGCAGGCCAATACAATTCGGTATCACAATAAAAAACAAACCTGGTATTTTCTTTTATATGATTTTTAGCAATTTCATAATAAAAGTCAAATACTCTATAATCTTTTTTGGGGTCTGTGTTTGGTAATGCAAAGTCATCAAAAAATATACAATCAAATTTTCCTAATTTAGAT